GGAGGATTCTCACCGGCTGAGTATGGGGGCTATATCCTAGTGAAGGACTACCACATCCACTCCTTGAGACTGTCAGCTTACAGGCACATGAGTGGCTTGGAGATGCAGGTTCAAGCTCTGGATGGCGTCGATGACTTCGTGGACATAGGCAATGTATGTATAGAATTACCATCCAAGAGAGCATCCGTTTCCTTTGACTTGGAGAGGATAGTTGGCACGAAGACCAGCGAAGAAAACCAGTGGGAAGCCATCCCTGATGAGACATGCATAGTAATTGACGTGGCCTCTCCATTCCTAGACAGGAGGACCGGATTACTCAGTGAGCCTGTGTTCATGAGGATAAACCATGACAGCGGTCTCAGTGACATTACTCAATACGTGGATTTGGTGGGGTCGGATGCAGACTGATGACAGAAGGGAGGAATGGATGGGGCTGGGGATACTCCTCTCCGAGATTAGGTTCGGTGTGTGGCTCGAGAACAGGAGCGATTCTAAGCTCGGTATGAGAGTGAGGAGAAAAATAAGCTGGCGGTCCCTGTTCAACTCTGGCACAATGGCTCAACAGGCGTGTGTAGAGGCGTTTCTATCCCCGTTCGATATGGAGCTCAAGGAGAGCTACAGTAGCAGGGATGACGTGTTCTAGTGGTTGTTGATACTCAGCAAGCTGGATGGCATGTACGAATTGTCGCATGCCATCACGGACTCATCCGGTCTCCACATGATGAGGTGGGTGACCGAAAATCCACTGCCCCGTGACTGGGACGACTTCTTGGTGTGGGTGGACTCATACGATAGCGAAATAGATATGATTGGGCACGACTTTTCTGTTTGACTATATAAACAGAGGTTGGAGGAGGAACTATGGAAGAATACACTGCTTCACCGACCGACATGGAAGACATGGTAGGTCTGGAGAAACTGAAGATTGACTTGAACTCTTGGCAGAGTCAACAGACGCAGATGCCTAGTGCTCTGCTGTTCCATGGACCAGTCGGCACTGGCAAAAGCACATCGGCTCACCTGATAGGCAAGGCGTTACTGGGAGAGCACTATGATGCCAACTTCATCGAGACGAATGGCTCGGACGACAGGGGAATCAACTACGTGAGGGATGAGCTGAAGCAGATAATGCGAACTAAGGCTATAGGAGCTAAGCTGAAGATTATACTACTCGATGAGGCTGACGGCCTGACTGCAACGGCTCAAGATGCCATGAGGAGGATGATGGAGACATACTCATCCAACAACCTGCTGATTCTCACCTGTAACGACATCAGCAAGATAAAGCCAGCCATCAAGTCCAGATGCGCGGTCTATGGTTTTCCTCCCGTCGATGCCTTCCAAGGTGCGAATAGGCTAGCTGAGGCATATGGGCTGGATGACGTTGCCCCACTGGTGAAGCTAATACAACTCAACAACGGTGACATGCGCCAGTCAATGATATTCTTGAACTCGGCAGGGCCTGACTATGAGAATAGAATCAATGACCTAGAGGCATCAATGGACAACAGCGTACAGCATGTGTTAGCCGATGACTGGCTCAACCTGAGAAGGAGCTTTCACGAGCAACTGAGGATGGGTAGAGGATTACAGGCCATACTAACCAATTTCTACAATAACATGCAGGAGCACTTCGACGATGAGGACAACGTCGACTCCATGAATGATATAATGGTCGCTTATGGCGACGTTCTGGTCCACAAGCATACGTGGATTGGCAATCACTATTCCTACCTAGATTACTTGGTGGCGAAAATGAGAAAGGAAGTGAAAATGAATGATGAATAACAAAGATGAGAAAGACATGCAGAATGGTGAAGGGAACATGAATCCCTTCAATGCTATGAGGAAGCAGGAGGATTGGCCTAAAGCGGTCATGGACCGCTTCGCCATGGTATCGGAGAGAACCGGTGAGAGCGTACAGAAGATATCTGATGCCTTCATCGAGCATATCGCCAAGCAGTGGGGATGTACTGATTGGAAGGCAGAGGACGAGGACGTGTTGGTAGACTGGGCTGAGGGAATGCTCATTGAGGACCGAAGCAGTAACGTTAGCGGTAGAGGTGGAGAGACGACCACCTTCGTAGGTCAGTGGCTTGGTGTGGAAGGCATCGAGAGAGACAGGGCCGCGAACCTCAAGAGATACGCAGAGGAAGCATGGGAGGAGAATCCCAATGACGCTATATCCAGCGGAAGGGTTGGACACTACTTCAAGGAAGATGGTCTATGGAGCATCAACACAGCTAACGGAGTCGTTGCTACGAATGAACTCATAGGAGAGCCTCCATCACTCGGCTTCAGGTACAAGGATGAATACCTCTGCTTGATATCGAAAGCAGGAAGGCCATACCCATCAACTAGAATCGGCAGATACTACAAGTTCCTAGGCAATGAGAAGTCGGCTTACTTCCAAGGGGATGGGCCGATGCTATGGCGTGTTGACCTGACTGGTGATAACAAGGACTTGAACATAGACGTGGGTGTGCCTGTTTCCATACAGGTCAAACTACCTACCTCCAACTCCCCGGCGTTTCAGGACGTACTATCGACGAACTACGACTTCCCGGACAACATGGTGTACACCGATGAGTGGTGCCCCGAGAATCTGAGGCACAAGCTCGACCCGTTCAAGCTCTGGACAGATTCAGAGACAGTGGAAGAGAGAAGCAGAGTCATAGTCACTCAGCTAGACAAGCTGGAGGAGGCGTTTGAGATGCACAAGAGAGAGTGGATGGGTAATCAAGGCATGGTTGCCACAGGGCCTGACATTCTAGTCAGAGCTCAGGTAACCCGGATGAACACAGAAGGTCGAGAATTCCAGAGAGATGATGGGGACAGTTGGAAGAGCTATAGCCTATTCCTCTCCAGTCTCTCCTTGCAGAACAGACACGACGGCAACAGAGCTGAGGTAGCCGGATGGATTGACGAGGCTGTACATGACTTAGCCCACCCATTCCACTTCAGGGATGTTGATGACGAGCTGTGGGGATATGGTCAGAGGACAGGCGTCATGATTCATGGCAGACTCAAGATGAAGCAAGACCAAGGGGAGAGCGTTCCATCGATTACAGTATATGGCGTCTACACGGATGCCAAGAAGGCATGGAGGCAGGCCGGTGGAGGGGACACCGGGTCTGACCAGTTCAATTAGGAGATGAGAAGATGAACAAGACGAAGAAACAAATAGAGAACGAGCTAGAGCAAGCGAACGCTGAGATAGATAGGCTGAAAGAGGGTTACAACAACCTTATGGTTAGTGCACAGGATATACAGAAATTGGCTAACAATAGGTTAGTGTCAATCAGACTGTTGGAGACTTTTGTGAACACAGTCAGGTCTGCAACTGACCAGTTGCTAAACGACATGATGGAACTAGGCCTCGTTCAGCGACAAGCCCCTGAGGATGGGGTTCAGGCTGACGGGGGCGAGCAGTGATGGCAGGATTCGGACAAGCAAAGGCTCTCGAGGGAGCTATCACACCAATGCAGCAACAGACCACCAACGACCCCTTGAAGAACATCAGGGCTGAGATGAGCGATGTGAACTCTAACAAGCCGAAGACCCACATATTCATGGCAGTGGTCGGAAAGGAGAATACAGGCAAGAGCGCCATCATCTTCGACTACTATCAGAAGTACTGCAATGATTTTGCTAGTGAGCCCAATAACGATGGCATGGAGCCAAAGAAGTTCTGGGTCATAGACTTCGACTCAGGCGGTTCAGCTACCAAGTCGGCTTACTACTCGGAGAACAAGAACATCAAGTGCTGGGAGCCATGGGTGTACATGGAAGGCGGTAGAAGCGCTTACAACTACCCAGACACGCATGACAGGGTCATTAACATCATGAAAGTGGCTCTTGAGGAGGCAGACAACCTATGGGGCGTCTTAATCAGCGGAATCGACCAGTGGGACAGCGTGGCTACTAATTGTATGCGTATCGCTGACTTAGGGTTGTCCAAGGACGGTATAGAGGCTGCTGACAACAGAGGAGCAGGGGATAACACCCGCGTCCAATCCCAATGGGACTGGGCCGTAAGGGTCGCTAGGTTCCACCAGCTCACTGCCATGTGCAGAGCTTTGGTGAAGAGGGGCACGAGAGTATTCTGGGAGACTCACATGAAGGACGTCTACAAGGACGGGAAGGTATCGAAGACCGATGGTGCCCCGGCTTGGGAGAAGAGCAGTGCTGGGTATATGTACCAGATAGTGCACTGTCGTAGGGAAGTGTCCACTGATGACGAGGGCGAGATGACTGGTGAGAAGTACACAGCGACATTCACCAAGAGCAAGACCGACTCGACTCTACAGGGACAGAGAGTAACGACTCTAGTCACACAGCATGGGAAGCCTCCCAAGTTCATGGGTCTGCCCGAGCTATCAAGGTTAGAGTGATTACATGGCTCGGATTACCCTCCCCAAGAGAGAGTGGCAGAAGCACTTGGGACAGTTTCAGGGCAACGTCAATGACCTATCCCTGATTATCTACGACAACCCAGTGTGTCTGGGTTATGCTGTGGCATACCAGACATACTTCTACAAGATGTTCCAACAGTATCCGGGCGTCAAAGTAAAGCCGGGGAGGATAAACATAAGCGATTTGTCCAAAGTCAACTCGTTTCTGAAGAAGTGCGATGGCGATGTGACTATCAGACAGGCAGATGGCGGGAAGACTCTCTACATCATCAATGGCAATCTGAAAATGACCCTACCCATCATGGATATACTGAGTGATAAGATTGTGACTAACTACGAGAAGCTGATAGAGACAGCGGTAGAGGACGACTGGCAAACCTTTGGGGGTAACGTGCATGAGCTATCGGCTACGACCAAGCTAACGGAAGTCCTCAGATTATCTGGGCTGACAAACCTAGTGAACAAGAACTCTGATTATGTTATCAGCGCCAACCAATCCGAGATATCGGTATCGGTAGGTAAGCAACACGACACCAGAATGTTCGCAGTTAGTAAGCTAGAGGACGCAGACGGGCCCAACCACACCCTCGAGGCTAGTTTCGGACCTTGGCTACTACCGTGCTTATCACTAGTGGATGCCAATATGAAATCCAAGATACACTTCGGAGACCAGTGCGCTATTGTAATCAGACAGACCAATGAGAGCGTGCAGAGACTGTTAATTATAGTAGACCAACAGATGTGATTCTCGTGATTGTCGACTACTATTACCCTAATAACGAATGGGAAGGAGTCGGCAGACCATCGATATACACTAGGTACAGGGGGAAGGACGGAGATTTGGCGGTTCATACAATAGATGCCAATGACGAAGACCCCTCCTACATACCCCCTCATTGCTGGATTCCACAGAACACAAATCACAGGAGACTCAGCAGAGTCACAGCCAGATACCCCGGCACCAGAGTCAGGGATACGATAGAGGCTACCGGTATAGTCGCTAGCAGATTCAATACGAGAGTCAAGCTACACAGGCTAGACTTAGCCAACCCATCGGATATTCATGACATCAAGAGGGAGTTACAGACCTATGAGGGAGACATCACTTACGAGGAGCAGGTCATGAGGCATCTGTACCCAGTAGCGGATGACATCCCCGACTTCCATCCAAGGATATGGTACTTCGATATGGAGTGGCAGCCCGATGGGACGATGAATGAGAAAGAGATTACGATGATAGCCATTGACGATACTCTCGCAGAACACCCAGTGGTATTCGCTTGGAGGCACAATCAGGAGTTTCAAGTGGACTTCATCGAGAAGGAGGGCGGGTACATGCGTTACCTATTCCCTAGTGAGGAGGAGATGCTGGTCGCTATGTTGGGCCACCTACACGAATGCGACCCAGACATATTGGTTGCTCATGCACTGCTGTGGGCAGACCTACCGAAGCTAATTGAGAGACTCGATGTACATGGTAAGGGCGACGAGCTCAGCCCCTTGCATCAGGTCATGAGGAAGGGCAAGAAGGGATATCGTGAGAACTCACAGCCAATACTCGGTAGGCTAGTCTACGACACAGCACAGGAGTGGTCCACTGGCGCTGGGTTGGAAGCCCTATGGCAGAAGAGCGGTAGAGGCCAATTCAGGAACAGGAAGCTAGCCACAATCGCTGAGGACATGGAGCTGGACAAGGAGTTCGGTGATGAGGGGGCCAAGATGGATGCGGACGTATTCACTTGGTGGTTGGATAACTTCGATGAGTTCGTCGACTACTGTCTACGTGATACTACTCTATTGAGAAGGGCATCCGAGAGAATCAACGTTATACCATACCATCTAGCCATGCAGAAGCACTGCGGTGTGCCCTTCAAAAGCACATGTAACGTATCGAGATACTTTCGTGGGTTGATATCCAGAGCCACTGATTTGAAGGCCGTGACCACAAGGACAGCGACGAGACAGGACTACCAAGCGGCTACAGTCCCCGATACGGTGCCGGGCAGGCACGAGAACGTGGCTTGCATAGATTTCAAATCAATGTACCCCACTATCTTCGTCGATGCTAACCTATGTCTCACAACCAAGAAGAGCGCAGGCGGAGATGGTATCAGAAGCGTACCAAATGGCACTCATTGGAACACTAAAGAAATAGGCATCATACCTTCCATACTCAAGGGCATGCTCGAATTGCGAGCGAAGTACAAAAAACTACTCAAGGAAGCTAAGACTGAGGAGGAGAAGCTACAGTACGACATGATGCAAACAGCAGTCAAGGTAGCCACGAATGCTACTTACGGATACGTATCGCAGAAGTCGGTGGCTGGAGGTTGGATTGACCCTGATATCGGCGCGACCATCACATATTACGGCAGGCAGTGCATTCGCACCTTGCTCGACAGAAGCGACGACGTGGGCTACACTGCATTAGCGGGCCACACAGACTCAGGTTACATTCAGATTCCATTTGATGATATTGAGGGACACTTAGACAACCTCAACTCCTACATTCAGAAGAAGTACGACTTACCGAACATGGAGATAGAGCTCGAGGCTTACTTCGACTACTGGCTCACTGCTGGCGTCAAGAACCAGAACTTCGGTATCATGGTTTGGCCACCGGAGAAGAAGGGGCACCTCAAGGTGACAGGATTCTCATTCAAAGCCTCAAGCGTCTCCCCCGTCACTAAGGAGATGCAAGGTAGCATATTCCAAATGATAGGAACTGGCGCGGGCGAGGAAGAGGTCACTGAGTTCGTGAGACCGATAGCTCTGTCCGTGCTCAAAGGGGAGAGGAGTGCAGAGGAGCTAGCACCCTATGGCAGATGGGGGCAGGCCAAATACAAGAAGACCCCACCAATGGCTGCTAGAGCGGCAATGTATTACAATCAACACATCAATCCTAAGGAGCCATTCAGAGTGGGTGATAGCCTACAGTGGCTATACGTTAAAGCCACACCTGAGGGTAAGCCTCACACTGCGGTAGTCGGCTTCCGAGATTTCGAGGAGATAGACGGATACCACATAGACTACGACCTCTGCGTCGAGAAATTCATTCGTAAGAAACTCACGAGAATATACGAGGCTTTGGAATGGGACGTGAGGAAGGCATCAGGGGAAGCTATGCCAAAAAGGTATTTTTGACTATATAAACAAGGTATGGAGGAACGAGTATGAGTAGAATAGAGGATGAGGTTTGTAAGAAGATACAATCCAGAGCTGAGGTAGGCAAGAAAAAGTATGGGGTAACTATGGAAACCGCACCACTATCCAAGCTAGAATGGCTCATACACGCTCAAGAGGAAGCAATGGACCTAGCGGTGTACCTACAGAAGCTCATTGAGATGGAGGGAGAGTAAGTGAGTTATCGAAAATTATTCAATTACATAATTGGTATGGGATTAGGTGGACTAGGTTTGTTCAACTCAAGTAAGTTAGAGATACGATATGAAACAAATAGCAACTTAGAGTTGCTCTATCAAAATGGTATGATAATATCTAGCGTTATTATTGTGTATTTCTTCCTAGCCTTTTGGGTGGAGATGCTGATGATGCGGACTATGCGTAGGCGCAAAGCAATGCGTAAAACATTTTTTGTCGATGAAGAACCTCTAGCAATTAGTGACTTCGTAAAACCTCCTACAGAAAAAACGGAGGAAGATGAATGATATCCAAGTGCGTTTGTGGCTGGCAAGGGCTGACTGATACCCTAATTCTCAAAGGCATTCCAATCTGTCCTATGTGCAACAGAGAGTTCTCACAGATGAGATGCGAGGGGTGTGGGGAATGAGATTCATGAAGTTCAATCCGAATGAGCAGTCTCTCATAGACAGAGGCCCTGAAGCTCATACAGAGGAGCTTGAGCAGTCGTATCATGGTAGTACATATGCTTGGTCACCGGGCATGGACAAGAAGCTCAGGATGAGTAAGTCATCGCTAGGCTCATTCCTGTGGTGCCCATTCAAGTACAAGGCTAGCTACATATATGGCCTCAACGAGGAGGAGACTGACGATATGGTCAGGGGTACCAACGTCCATTCCATAGTGGAGTACTTCTGGGACAATGTGACTGACGTCAAACAAGAAGCAGTGGAACTGTTGCAGAAGGGAGAGGAGAGAGAGGCCAAGAGGCTATTGAAGAAGGTGATACCTGACCCTCCGATGCCCTACTTGTTAGGGGAGGAAGCGGTGATAGACCAATGGTTCGAGTGGCAGTGGAACAGATTTAGTGTAACTGAGGGATTCAACTGGGAGGCAATAGGCAATGAGGTCTCAGCGCACGCTTCCATAGATGTGGACGTGGATGGGGAGAGCTATCCTGTCCACTTGCGCGGTTTTATCGATACTGTATTCTCCGATGGTGATGGGGGATTTGTGCTCATGGAGTTGAAGACAGGTAAGTGGAATCAGAGAAAAGCAAAGAGCATGAGAGAGGAAATGCAATTCTATAGGCTCATGCTAGAGGAGGGTAACTATGTCAAGTACCTACCAGTATCAGCATGGGCTTGGGAATTTCCCAGAGGATGGGCCAATGGTGGCCTCAAAGCGGAATGGGAGATTGAGAATACCAACACTAGGAAGACCAGCTATGCGCCCAAGACTGTGAAAAGAAACATGGAGAAGCTGGTCAGAGCACATGTGAACGATTCATTTGAGCCAGCCCCAAAAGAGTGGAGAGGGCCAGATGGAGAGACTCTATCTAGCTGCCAGATGTGTAGCTTCATGGAGATATGTCCTGCTTGGAGCATGGACGCAGAAACGGAGGAAAGAAAATGAGCAGAGAAGAGATGAATAACAAATTAAACAGAGTTAGAATAGCGCTAGAGGACTTAGTGAGAACAGATGATAGTAGCATGACAGTCAATGTCAGATATGGGTTAATTGAACCGAAGAGTCACACAATCAGTCTGACAAAGCAAATGACCCTAGATGCATATGTCGATAACAACGAGCAGGACATGCCGATGTCATTTCCAGTGCTGGACGTGATTGTGCATAAAGGGGCCTTCAATAGGAGGAAGGATTGGGAGCTAGTCTACACTCCAGAGGTTTTAGCGATGATGATTCATAAGGATGCTAGAAAGCTAGCTAACTACAAAATCAGGTGATTTGTTGACTTTCATTGAGTTGGACTTTCCGAGGGAGGTCCTTGAGATTAGCGAGGGAGGGGTCAGTGGTGGTCGCTGGCTAGTCAACAATTGGGATGAGCTTGAGAAATACTGGAATAACAAGAACGGGCGTGGCGATGCTTACTTCACCACATATGGATTCAGGCAGACTCAACCTCCTAAGCATCACAGGGCTGCTCATAACAGTGCGATAGTCAGGCACTTCGTAATGGACTTCGACTGCAAGGACTTCAAGCGGAATGGTGCTCCTGTGGAGTTCTCTTTCATGCATAAGCAAGTCAGGAGACTCCATAAGCATCTCTCGGATAACGATTTCCTACATTACGTCTGGTTCAGTGGAGGGGGGTTTCACATATGGGTACCCATATCCGACGTTCACTTACCAACAGACGGAATAGATGTAACAAGGGTAAAGAGAGCTGGGAGAGAGCTAATGACCAAGTGGTACAATCTCCTAGACTTATCATGCAACGACCCAACTGTCGCTTTCGATTTAGCAGGTATGATTAGGATACCTAACTCTTACAACTATCGAAGAGGGTGCTGGAGCACGCCACTGACATCAGAAGAAATCATGGGGTTAAACGAAGATGAGCTCTATGATTTATCTCAGGATTGTCGGGGTGGCTACATAGCACATGGTAACTCTAAAATGGAGTTAAAACTACCAGAGAGGTCAAAGGGCACATTCTACATAAAGAGAGGAAAAGTATCTGATTTGCCTGACGTGTCATTAGGTAACATGATTGTGTTGCCTTGTATAGCTCAAGCCGCTTTAGGGGCAGGTAATCCTCCACACAGAGCTAGGTATCACTTGGCCTCTTATCTAGCTGACAGGCTTAGGTGGTTCTTACCATTCGACGTCGTTAATGAGAAGGAGCTCAGTAGTCATACTGAGCGTATTGTAGGTATATGCTCCGAACAAGGTTGGGCTGATTACAATCAAGACATAACCAGAACTCAAGTTGAGAGTATAGTACATAAGGGATATCCGCATGCAAAATGTGCTACACTGATACAAGAGGGGTTCTGTGTAGGTAAGTGTAGATTCCACGATGGGACTGGGGATGAGTTATTTGAGCAAATGTTGTAAGGACTGCGGAGTGAAGCTAAGAGGCAGGAACATAAGGAAAAAGAGGTTGAATGGGTATGTATCTAGACAACTATGCCAACACTGCTTCAATCACCCGAAGGAGAAGGATAGGTGCGAAATAATCAAATCTAACGGGGAGAGATGTAAAATGAGGAAGAGGGGAGATATGAAATGGTGTTCATTCCATGTCCCCAAGGGAGAGGAGAACGATGGAGTTACAGATAGATAGCAATGAGAGAGGAAAACTCTGTGATGCAGTTATTCGCAAAGCGAATAGTGCCGGTCTGATTGTAGAGAGGAAGACGCTAGTGGTAGGAGACTACTTGCTCGGTGGAGCTTGCGTCGAGGCGAAAAGCATAGGTGACTTCCTACATTCATGTGACAGCGGTCACCTATGGAAACAGTTGGATAACATGGATGCTAACTACGAGAGGTTCTTCCTTCTGATACATGGCACTATCGCTGAATACGTCAAGCACCAGAAGAAGCCTTACAGCGCCGTCCAAAGCAAGATGATTGGGTTGGTAGGCAGAGTCATGGCAGACTTCGACTGTCAGGTGTTCTGCACCCCCCATACTAGTGAGGCGGCACTTTTCATAATCAAACTACACAACAAGCTACACAAACCAGCTTCCAGACACGGGGCACAAGCGATAAGGAGAGTCAGTACTAACGACGTCAGGAAGGACGTACTACTAGGCATACCCGGAGTGGGGCCAACCATGGCCGATAGGTTACTGAAGGAATGTGGCTCCATAGAGGAGATGCTCTACATGGAATCGCTAAAGAGAGTCAAGGGACTTGGTGATAAAATAGCCAAAAGAATAGTATCGGTTTTGACAAGCGAGGAAGTCATACACATAGAGAGAAATGTAATGAAAAGAAGATGACTATATAAACAAGGTATGGAGAAACAAAAATGGAGTTGGTAAGATGAAGGACGCAAGTGAGTACGAGGCAGTGAAGAAATATCCTGTGTTTGACGGTTATATCAAACACTTCGGAAACGTATCGATGGATAATGACATACCAGCTATGCTATCCTTCTTCTTCGTTCAAGGTCAATTGGCAGTGCCATATGTAAGAATACCATGGGGAGCTAGCCACTTGGACCCTAGAGTTCACTCGTTCTGGATTCAGTCCAGTAGAACTGGCAAGTCGATAGCATGGGAGTTCGTGGGCGACATACTGAACTCAGTAGGCATACCTACCGATTTGTACACAACAGGTACAGATGCAGGTCTCATAGGAGGATTCGAGGAGATTACTGATGGTGAGGGTAACAAGGAGCAAATTCTCAAAGAAGGCTTCCTGAATGGGCGTAAGGCCTTGAACTTCGATGAGGGGTCGATTATTCTCAACCCCAACAAGCACAGCTCAGAGACTGTTCTCTACCTACAATCGGCATGCAACCCAGTGGGTAGCAACAACAACGTCCTAGTCAAGCACACTAAGGCAGGAAGAATAGAGACTGAGTCCCTAGTGTCATTGTGGATTACCACATACCCACCTGCTGGCGTCAAGGAGTATGTACTGACAAAGGGTATCTTCCAGCGAGTTCTACTATACTGGTCTCACTGGGACATGAACCGTAGAAAGAACGTAAGCGAGCTTAGGGCCGAAATGGCTTACAAGAAGATACCTAAGATGGAAGTTACGTATGATGAGTTGGTCGATTACTTCACAACACTGGAGAAGAAGCTCAAGAACAGGGTGCTGGAGATTACAGAGTGCTCGGTGCTTGAGTGGGACACGAAGTCTAGGTCAGAGCAAGAGGAGTTACTCCAAGACACGATGCAGGCTATGTATACCGCTGACCCGTACACATTCCTACCATCCCTACTATCGGCTATAGACGAGTACTACCAACTGATGGACGGACTCGGTCCGGGTATCAGCGATGTAGTATCGTCATTCATACCGGCGATGGAGAACTACACAGTCATATTCGCCACACACATAGCCATGCTTGATGACAAATGGGAAGTCGATGGTAATCACGTGAGAATGGCTACTGAGATTCTATACGACCTGTTTCGCAATCTGATATCTTGGCTTGAGGGAGAGGTCGAGATAGGACCCAAGGTCAGCGAGAGAGCCACTCAGAGAAACAAGTGGATTGTGGCAATGCAAGCCACTGTGCCTTATGAGCTAGGTAACAGAGGAGAGGGATGGCATAGCAAAGCAGATGTCATAAAGGCATACATGGCCCAAACTGGAATCACCAGAGGAACTGCGTACCAGCACTTCGACAAGTGGGCCAAGTCAATATTCAACGAGAGCAAGGACGGAACCAAGGGATATCTAAGGCTAAGGGAGGAATTAAAGAATGTCACTTAAAACGAAGGTATGCTGGGAGTGCAAGGGGAGGCAGTACGTGTACAAGCAAAACTCAGATGGCAGTTTCTCCTGTGAAGCATGCATTTGCCTAGCTTACCCCGAGGAGATGATTACGGATGAGCAATGACATAATGGCACTAGACATAGAGACGAGCAACTACTCATGGGAGATTGGCGGTTGGGACAACAAGGCTTTGTTTGACACATCCGTCGTGGCTACATGGGACGGTAAGGACGGACATATCTTTACCAAAGCAGACGTCCATTTGGATGGGGCCGAGACCCATGACCTACACCCACGAACTCTAGGCGACCATATCACTGCTCACATAGAGAAGGGTGGTAGGATACTAGGTCACAATATAATCAGCTTCGACTTACCAGTGCTCAGAGAGTCACTGGACTGCTGGGCCGCAGGCGATGTGATGCAGAAGTCGGACAACATCATAGACACTAAACTCCTCTTTCAGAAGTCATCCCTGCCTTATGGTAAGTTGGAGACATCATTGCAGTCATTGGTATCACACACGCTTGGCAAGAGCAAGAGCATGAGCAGTGTCGATGCTCCTAGGGGATGGCGTGATGGTAAGTACGAGGAGGTGTGCGACTACTGCTTGAAGGACGCACAGCTCACGTACGATGTGTATGCCCATGCAAAGGAGCATGGATTCTTGAAGTCGAGGTCTTTCGAGACTGGAGATATAGTAGAGGTTGAGTTGGAATGGTAACAAACGAAGAAATTGAAAAAATGAAAAGAGAACTGCTAGAGCATCAAATTGCCTTTGACCGAATATACAGAATGGTCACTGGCGGAAGCAACCTGCATGACATAAGCAGAGTTGTATCCAAATTGAAAATGCGGGTCGGGTACCCATTTGATGGAGGCGAGGAAGAATGAGCGACACCAAGACAGAGATAACACTCAGGACTAACATAGAAGCGGCTAGAGTAATTGTCAACACTGTCAAAACCACTCTAGGCCCATTAGGTAGGGATAAGCTACTGGTGGATGCTGGTGGTAACACAATTGTCACTAATGATGGAGCCACGATACTACGCGAGCTAGACGTCAGTCACCCAGCTGCCAAGATGATTATCGAATGCGCTAAGACACAGGAGGCTGAGTGCTACGATGGTACGACATCATCAGTCATAGTCGCTGGTCAGCTTCTCGCTAACAGCGAGGGCTTACTGAACAAGGGACTGCACCCTAATCTGGTTTGCATGGGTTATCACGATGCGGCTAGACTAGCGATAGAGAGACTCAATGAGCTTGGTAGACAACCAATAAACATGGATGACTCCCTCAGTGCTGTAGTTAAGACAGCCATAACAGGAAAGACCTTAGCGGCAGATATGAATCATGTCACTCTTCTAGTGAAAGAATCACTGGATGGCACTACCAACAAGCCTAGAGTAATATGCCTACCCGGAGGTGGGTTATCAGACTCTGAGCTGATTCAGGGAGTCGTGGTGAACAAGACGACTACTCTACCATTGGAGAATGAGTATAGAGAGCCAATTGAGACGAACGTCATACTCCTCAACTCAGGGATGGAGCCTACCAAGACAGACGACAACGTTCAAGTGCAACTGGATATGAAGGGGTACTCGCAACTAAAATCATCTGCTAACAACGACGTCCTTCAGTCAGCCAAGCAGATAATAGAGGCGCTGGGGGACAAAGGTATGGTTTTCGTCAGAGATGGTGTATCAGACTCAGCAGTGTCCTATCTGAAGAAGAACAACGTGAATGTAGTCAGGAGGATACCTGAGAGCGTGATTCAATCCCTATCCGCATCCTTAGGAGTGCCTGTGCACCACTCGCCCTCCGAGGGGATGAGCTCAGTGAAGACTCTGATACAGGAGAAGGAGATTGACGATGTCAAGTACCTCTTCGTGGAGGGTGATAGCCCAGAAGTCAACACGTTGGTCCTCAGGGGGTCCACTAGAACCACTCTCGATGAGACCGAGAGGGGATTTGATGACGCCCTAGGGGTAGCGGCTCTCTTGAAGGAAGGTGGGGACTACGTATGGGGCGGGGGTTCCACTTATGCGGCTCTAGCCTATCACCTAAGGACTGAGGCGGCAAGCGTCAGTGGACGCAAGCAGATGGCCATAGAGGCCTTTGCCGATGCCTTGGAGATAATACCAGCCACTCTGGCTGAGAACAGCGGACATGACCCACTGGATTGCATACTCGGAATGAGGAAGCACCTGTATGACGACCCCCTCATGGAGAGCAAGGCCATGGGGCCAAACGTCGAGGAAGGCGGGCTGACCGATATGGCTGTGCTGAGTGTGGTTGAGCCCATGAAGCTAGTCAGACAGGCTATACTGAGCGCTACAGAGGTCACGACGGCCATGCTGAAGATTGACGACATGGTGGCTAAGAGGGCAGAGTGATGGGGCGGTTGATGGACCGCCTCAAGGTACGTTGCCGGAACTGCGACCACTTGCACGTACCACGACCCCTATCAGCGAAATACCACGATGGGGAGGGCGGTAGAATACAACTATGGAAATGTAGGGAGTGTGGTCACTTCTGGCAGGATTCAGTATTCAAATACCCTAGAAAAAGGAAGGAGTGATAATTATGAATGTACTAAGTGCTTTTGATGGAATGTCTTGCGGGCGAATTGCTTTAGAGAGAGCAGGTATCAACATCAAAAATTACTTCGCATCTGAGATTGATAAATACACTATTCAAATAGCTAAGAAAAACTATCCGGATACGATTTACGTAGGCGATGTCACTGAGCTTAAGGGCTCAGATATACCTGTTAAAATAGACCTACTGATGGGGGGCTCCCCCTGTCAGGGATTCAGCTTCGCTCGAGGTGGCGAGGAGCTTAACTTCGATGACCCTAGAAGCAGGTTGTTTTTCGAGTTCGTCAGGTTATTGAAGGAATGCGAACCTAGGTACTTCCTTCTGGAGAACGTGAGAATGAATCAGAAGTCACAGGATGTGATAACAAGATTTCTGGGTGTCGAGCCTGTGAGAATCAACAGTGACTTGTTCGTAGGACAGAACAGGGAGCGTCTGTACTGGACAAATCTAGAGATAAAACCACTTCCTGAAAGACCGGAGTGGGATGGGCAATACTACCAATGGAGGAGGACCTACTTCAGGGAGAACAAGTCGGGAGTCTGCCCATGCTTGACTGCTAACATGGGTACAGGAGGACACAACGTACCCTTGAAATCAGAGAATCTGGCAGACAAGCTGACGCCAGTTGAATGTGAGCGTCTACAGACCATACCTGACAATTACACTGAGGGCGTGTCCAACACACAGAGATACAAGATGATAGGGAACGGATGGACCGTTGATGTGATTGCTCACATCCTCAGCTCTTTACCGAGGGATGATTAACTCTTCACGCCAATCTGACCAAGAATAGAGTCAATTTTTTTTCTTCTATTGTCGATACTATCTCGGAGGAGGGTTTCTTGAGCAGGGCTCATGGGTACTTCGGAGTCGAAGACAGGTTGGACGTATTCATCGAAAGGCAATTCGTCTACCCTACGAGCGAAAGACTCCTTCGACTCATCAGGGATTGAGTAATCCACATTGAGCCTTCGTGGCGTTCCTCTTGCCATAAAATCAACGTGTTCGGGGGAGAGGTTCACAGGACCGTAGAACATCGGGTCATGCACCTTATCAATACCATTTACTTTCATGTAGTTTGGTTCCTTGAGGTCTGCAAGACCAAGTGCTTCAAGCAAAGCCCCATACTCAGGATTATCGTACATTCGTATCATATTTCTTCTACTATCAGCCATGTGCTGAGCATTGTTTTTTACATCGGGATACGGAATGCCCCTTATTTGTTCAGACAGTATAGGGCTTCTACCACCAAACCTACCTTGTATTCTCTCATCGAAGGGTAGCGTCTGCTGTATTATTTTCTGCCCAGCGAATGGTGCTATCGGTTTCAACAGCTCATTGAGGTACAAATCATCCACTGTACTCGTACTACCCACCTTGGTGACATTGGGTTCGCCGTCTTTCGCATACACTAATTGATTCGCTCCTGAGTCTAGAAACTTGCCTTCGGATGGTTGAAACTTGAGTAGCATCCAAGCCATCTCAAACGCCCGACTCATGTTATTGGGTGTATGTGTTGTGATTTAGACGTTGTCATATCAGTGAATAAATCATGCAATCATGCAAAAAGAAAATATAGTATCGGTGTACTTATTACACCATGAGTTTGTTTCGGTGGTTTGCGCGTAAGTTGATGGGGATAATGGGTAATGTGTATGTGTGGTTGGACAAACGAGTGGAATACACCAAGGAAGAGGTAAGCAGCGTCTTGGGCATTCCGATAGACGATGACCTGCAAGTGAGCTCCAGATACGAGTTGTGCAGAAGGGTAGAGGAGACTTTCGATGTGCCTAAGGACTCCTTCTGGACTTTGCACAGCACACAGAAGATAAGGTTCGCAGTACAACAAGCTAGGAATCTGAAAGCAAGCAAGGGAGTTGTAGCTAGTGAGTAACTACACCGTTGAAATGAATTTTACAATATACTACAACCAAGGAGAGGAATATCATGTGTAATCATCCAGAATGCAAGAGCTGGACCAACCCCTTCACCAACCTGTGCTTCTACCACACTCTATGGGGTGACGAGGAATGAGTATGTACGATTACATCAGGTCACTGCTCATACTGGACCTAGACGAGCTAATGGAGGAGATAGAATAGACTCCGATGATGGTATTACCCTAGAGGGATACAATAGGTTCTGGAACTGGTTCTGCAAGAGAATCTTCCTAGTCTAGCAGTCCACAGCATCGGTAAATCCGTCTTGGGTCTTCAGATGCAGGTAGCACTGCTTCAGTAAGTTATACTGGGTCTTAGCGTTAGCCGTGTTCAACTCAAAATCACCATTGAAACCGCTGATTGCCGATGCGTCTTGCTCATAGGCATCGTCACTGGCATACACCTTACCACGATATTTGACATTGAATGACTTTACTTTATCACCGTCCTCAGTGATATCCACCCTCTTGTCCACACGTGCATCAACTATGACGCAATATGCGTAATCACACGTTATTCCGAACTCTGTCTCGTACTCTACCTTCAATGCCATATCTTTTCCTCCATATTTTTTCTTATTAAACATTTATCAATTGAATACTATACTATAACCGATAGTAGAATTTGTGCTTCCATTGGCATTAGTCGCAGTACCAGTAATAATCAATCCTAATGAATCACCAGAAGCCGGTGTATCATAGTCACCAGAACCACCATTGGAACCCAAGTCTATGATTACTTTGAAACCAGTACCAACACCGAATTTAGTTGAACCAAGAGCATTTTGGTCTGTGACCGAGGAACCAGTTACGGATGCGCTTAAATTACCAGAGCTGAAAGACGTTTCTTCACTGTCTATACTCACACTGTAAGAGTAGCTGGTAGCACCGGTTTCGTGTATATACCCGAAGACATTGAATTCTATCTGACCTGTGTGGCCCGGTACATCTGTTGCGTAGCCATCAAGCTCGGCATCATCCAGATTCTTGTTACCGTTTTCTGGTCGCATTGGGTTTGAGGGTAAGCTCCCATTGTAGTACATAGCACCTCCTTGATTTACCTCCCCTAAAGTAGCACTAGCACTGGTAGGAGTACCACTAGAAGTGTGACTCAATACAACACCAGAAGGCGCACTACCACCAGAACCCTGTTGAGCGCAACCAGCAACACCTATCATTATCGAAGCCATTCAATCACCCTATGGCAAACCATGTGTTAGTCGCCACTGCTACGAAGGTCTTGGCCTTGTCGTCATCCACAGTCGCAGTACCTACGATACTGTTACTTCCACCAGCACCAACAGTTACCTGTGAGCCTTTGTTGTTTATTATCGTGTATTGTTGTCCTAATTCAGCGGTATCTGGAAGGGTTGGCACTCCGCTACCTGTCACATAGATATAGGAACCGGATTGTGCATCAGTTAATGTTGTTGAGCCTGTTATAGCCACAACCTTAATCTTGTGAGCCTTGATTCCGTTGGAGTCACCACTAATCCACAGTACGTTTCCATCACCACTACCTATGCGTATTTGACTGTCTGCGTCAATATCACCAGCATCGACACTTCCTATTATTAGATTGTTAGAACCAGAGGTGATATTGTCTCCTGCCTGATGGCCTAGTAGTATGTTATTTGAACCAGTATTTACTGCATCTCCTGCTTTGTACCCCAAAGCCGTATTATTATCTCCTGTGCTTAACGTATCTAATGCAGCATACCCTATAGCTACATTGTCTTCAGCGGAAGTAGCCGCATTTAAACTGTCGGAACCTAATGAAGTATTGAAGCTTGAAGTCAAGTTTCTCCCGGCGTTATTGCCAACTATTGTATTTGATGCAGACGTTAGATATATTCCTGCTTGATTTCCTATCACTACATTTTGATTGCCAAAATTGTGTTGTAGAGCGTTATAGCCGATTCCTACATTTGATTGACTAGCACCGGCTGATGCTCTTTTACCCGCACTATATCCGAGGAAGACATTTTGCGTTCCGGTTGCATTTTTACCTGCGTTATAACCAATAGCGACTATTCCGGTAGTTGTTTCTAGTTCCTTGAGCGCTTCGACGCCAATACCTATGTTGTTACCTCCTGTAGTTACATCTTGCATAGCCTGATACCCTATTGCTATATTTTTGTCAGCAGATGTTAATGCTGACAAAACATCCTTACCTATACCGATGTTTCCTTCTGCGGAGCTAAGAGTTCCATGTGGGGGAGCCGCACCATCAGGAGATATGAGAATGCTATCTGTGAAGTTGGTGATGTTGCTGATTACATCTGTTAAATCATTGAGAGCAGAAGCACCGCCACCACCTGCGTCCTCCCATTGCACACCGCTACCTGTTGAAGTCAGAACTTGGCCATCAGTGCCTTGTTGCCCACCAACGGTTAGGTTATCAGTTTCTAATGTACCATCAACATCAACATCACCTGAGATATCTAGGCTTGAGGCCTCTATTTCCCCTGACGCTTTGAATGTAACACCATCGGCATTACCGACTCTGAATATGATTTGGTCGTCAGTGGAGAACTTAATTTGGTTATGAGCGTCTCTACCAACGGCTAAAGATGCATTGAGAACTGATGTAATTGTAGTCTGTGCTGCGGTTATAGCAATATCGTTAGCATTTGCAGTAATGCCGTCTCCACCCACTACATTGAGAGTTCTAGTGGAAGCGATAGTGCCTCCACCAGTCAACCCATCACCAGCAGTTATTGTAACGCCACTATGGTCTATATGTTCATTTGCCACGAAATCAGAAAAGCCGTCATGGAAAGCACCACCTGATACTGCAACTGCTGTTCCACCAAGAGTGATTGCATCTGCCTCTAAAGTGCCATCTACATCTACATCGCCACTGATATCTAGGCTAGTCGCCTCTATTTCCCCTGACGTTTTGAATGTGACACCATCTGCATCACCGACTCTGAATATGATTGAGTCGTCGGTGGAGAACTTAATTTGGTTATGAGCGTCTCTACCAACCACTAGACTTGCGTTCAACATAGAGGTTTGTGCTGTCAGAGCAGCCGCTAACCTACCTGTTGCTAACGTACCTGAGGCTATGTTGGAGGCGTTAGTAGTGTCTGTTGTTGCAGACGTTGCTAATGATGTTCCGTTGAGTGTTATGGCATCAGCCTCTAACGTACCATCAACATCTACATCCCCCGATATATCGAGGCTAGCTGCCGTTACGCCTTCGGTAACTACAAGCCCATTCTTTACTACAAAGTCCCTCTTCGTTGCCATTGTTTCACCATGATTTCACTGTCCATCACTTGATTAGTAGGGTATTCACGACGCGGTAGTCGTAGTCGACGCTACTACCGCTCCCATTCGTGAATCTGAGCTCTATGTTACCGCTGTTGAGCACTGCGTCCCAAGTCACTAGAGCGGCGTTGTTTGCCTTAGTGGATACTATCGCGTATTGAGTCAGGAATATAGCATCGCTGTTGGCCGGTGCGGATGCACCCTTGTAGTTGACGAGTATCTCCCCGCTCTCGAAGTCCGTGCCATCCGATATCTGGTAGACGAACTTAGCGGTCCTGTATGTTCCATCAGCGTATGTGACTGCCGCATGCGCTGCGCTATTTGCCACAGTCTGGTTATCTGCTGAACCGGTATCTAGCACTGCTACCGCGTCTACGCTCACAGTACTTGCTTTGACCTCACCAGCACTGCTGTAGATGACAGCCTTGCTGTTGACTACGGTGCCTGCACTTGAGCCATCTAGTAGATTCAGCTCACCGGCATTGGATGATACGTTGGTGCCACCGATGTCCAGTGTGGTTACTGATATCTCACCAGCAACGGTGACTAGGCCGTTCGCCAGTGTGATTAGGTCTGTGTCATCCGTGTGACCGATGGTGGTGCCGTTGATTAGCACGTTGTCTATGTCCAATGAGCCTCCTGAGATTAATCCGGTAGTAGTAATCGCTCCACTACCCACATCTATCGAAGTGAAACCTGATGTAATACTACCTGCGTTTAAAGCGCCAACAGTCGCTAAACCTGCCGCACTTGTCACATTGGAATGAATCGTAGTTGCGCCATATACTGCGACATCGTTTATCTTGTATGATTTTCCGCTAGCCAAGTTTAGATTGACGTTAGCCTCCCAACCTGCGGGTGTGTCTTGATACGTGAAACTTGGATTAGTGGCACCCGTACATTCGATTTCAATACCTGAGCCTTCTGCATTAGCCAGAGAGTCATTGCCCTTCGAGACTGTAATCAAGTCGTCTTCCACCGTCAGTTGGGTCGTGGATATGGTAGTGGTGGTGCCGTTGACTGTTAAATCGCCAGCAATGGTGGTGACTGAGCCTGCACCAGCACCAATCGTGACGTCGACGACGCCGTCTGTGGCATGCTGTCCCTCAAGGACCAGCCCTGCTGTGAGCGCTGTGTCGGTGCCGTCGCTCTCAGCAACTAGCAAGGACATCTTCCCTGCCTCATCCGAGTTGTCAGCCTCAGATACCTCAACGAGAATCTGCCCGAAGGAGGTCTGGGCCTGTGCCGCATCATCCCCTACGAAGGTAATCTTACCGACGTCATCATTGTCAGCACCAGCAGCGCCCTTGTCCTTGACGAACTTCAGCTCTGCTGAGGATGTATCGTTGGTAGTATTCTTAATCTCGACTACTGGCTTACCTGAGGCACTGTCAGAGAAAACTACGGATGGCGAGGTTATTGCCACTCCTGTAGTAGCAGTTATGCCTGATACTGGGCCCACGATGTCAATAACAGCATCGGCGTCTATGTCCAACTGACCGTTTGCTGTTGAGTGTATTTTAAGTCCAGAGTCCCTGAACTGGAGTTGCATTGCCGCATTCAGTAGCAGTCCTGTGTCAGCAACGTGTGTGAGTGTGACATCGGTGTCAGCACCGAACCCTAGCACAGCGGCATCAGACAGGAGGGTGAGGTCGTCACCAACCGTAACGTCTGCGTTGAAGATAGCCTTGCCTTCCTCGCTACCATCAAGTGTCAGGAACGTGGTATCGCTACCACCATCAGTTCCCTTGAAGATGATGTCGCTGTCACTAGCCTGAGCATCAATCGTGATGTTTCCAGTGGTGGTAGCCAGAGTCACAGCAGCGTCTCCAGCAGTCAGGTCATCAGCGGCTAGAGCCGATGCAGTACCACCACCGGATGCGGTGATTTGTAGTATCGAGGCACCAGTGGCGTTCTGAGCATCAGCCGCTATGGATATCCCAGTGCCAGCCTTCAACTCGAAGGCGGCAGGACCACCCGTGGCAGCCCTTCGCTCACTCAGTATGGTGATAGTCTGCCCAGAAGCAACGGTTCCAGTCAATGGCCTGCTGAGATAGATATCGTTGCTGTCTATCTGAGTTACTTTGGTGCCTTTAGACAACTGTGCGTGGGATACATGGTCGCCAACAGCGAAAGAGCCCGGAGAAGCGGACGATATCTTCATCGCACCCACTAGGTACTGAGCATCTGTCGTAGCGCTGCCCTTAGCTACTTGTATGGCATTGAAGGCCTTTGCTCTGGAGGCTATGCCACCCTGACCAGAATCACCGTTATACGCCATATCAACCACCAGCTCCGCCTATTGACAGCCCGTTCACGTTCACTGAGTACGTGCTTATGTCGTTGCTTGTATGAGTGTATTTGCTAGTGTATTGGAAAACGAGCACCATCGTGTCCTCGGTCGACCCTGCTCCGTCAGCATGCTTCATCCAGACGAATCTTCCGAGCTCGACGTCACCAGACTCGTGCTCCACTATAGTCTCTATGTTACCTGAGGCGTTGACCAAACCGTACACCTTGTTCACCACTCTCTTCTGTATGACGTTCGAGGCATTCTTTATCGTGGCGACGCAGAAGGCCTCTGCCGCTTGGAATATGTCTATTGTTGAGGAGTTGCCTGCGGTCCCGGTGTCGCCTACCGCTAACGCCAGTATATTGACTCCACCTATGTTGTTCGCATTCGTGCCATAGGCAGCGGCTGCACCTGAAGCGCTAGGTAGTTTAACCCTACCAGACACCTCTGTGACGGAGATAGTCTCGCTGGTGTAGAAGTTAGTGCCGTCTATATCTATTATCTTGTGAGTACCAGACTGTTCGTTGTTTACATCGGTTACGTCAAGCACACCAGTGCTCTCTCGCATCCTAGCGTGTGCGCTGTGTACGAATCCGGTGGCAGTGACGTTAGTCACATCGTCTATGGAGCCGGTGACGTCTAGGCTACCAGTGATATTGACCCCGCCTGTGGCAGTGGCCAACTTGGTATTGGAGTTGAACTTGAGATTAATTGCGCCGTCTGCGTCCAGATGTAGGTGAGCCGCTAGGCTACCGCTTCCATCCACGGTGGCAATGGTAGACTCCCCGTTTGCAGCTGAGGTGATACTGAGCGTATCGTTTGATGAGGGGGTCATCACAATCGAGTCGTCGGTGATGACTGTAGTACCAATCGTGAAGTCAGTAGTCGCATCGATTGTAGCGGCTGTAATATCAGTCACGTTTATCGAGCCGCTGTTGATATCGACGTTGGTCATGGCTTGGTTATTGAAATCAATAGCACCGCTTGCTTGGAATGCCCCTATGTTAGTGGCAGTGAGTGTATCGGCTACTGTTACGTTACCATCTGCAATTTCTAGAGCAGTAGTCGCGTTAGTGCCAGTTATCACTAACCTATTAGCACTGGTGTCCCACTGCATCTTATCACCAGCGGTATCACCGTAGAAGATGACATCAACACCAGCGTCATCAACACCATACTCAAGTTGCTTAGCGACTAGGATTTTCTCCCCTCCGCTATTTGCTGTGTTGAATGTCAGGTATGCATTGTCCGCTTCCTCGATAACCAGTGCAGTCGCACTGTTGTCTAGCATCTTGATGGATGAAGCGGCACCAAATGTAAGAGCACCATCACCGCCTGCGCTCAGAGTCAGGTCACCGCTGATGTCAGCAGCACCGTTGATATCAAGGCCGGTTCCCACTATCGCAGCGAAAGAACCCGCTGCCACACTAGCCCCACCGATGACAGTCCCGTCTATCGCACCGCCGTTTATGTCGACCTTAGCAAAGACTACCGAGCCACTTCCGTGGGGAGTGATATTGATATCCTCGTTACCTGTTACGGTCGATATCGTCTGACCATCAATCTTGATGCTGTCGATGTCTATATGTCCGCTGTTGACGAGAAGGTTTCCGTTGCTCAGGGTGACGTTGCCACCATCGACCACCAGTCCCGTCTTGACATGGAAGTCTCTTGCTGTTGCCATTTTTGCCACCTATGTCATATTGTTAGAGCCTGCCACGACACGCGCACGTCTATGTCTTTACTGTTGACCGTAGGGGTCACCTTCAATTGAATGTATTGGTTAGCACCGCTTCCGGTCTGCGAAGCTGAGTAGGTTCCCTGTTGTGTGGAGGAGGTAGTGACCACGCCATAGACCGACACGAAGACATCACCATCAGCTATATCCGAACCAGAGGCTGTTCCGGAATGAGTCATGACCATCTCAGCAGTCTCGTAGACCCCGTCGGTGTTGTTCTCCACGGACACGAGTAGCTTGGCTGCCTTGAACTCCTGCCTCTTGAACAGGTTGATTGTGAGAGGGGTGCCTGTGGATGAGCTATCTGTGTCCACTGTGCCGTACCCGAATCCGAGCTCCTTGACTTGGAGGTCGGTCTGCGGGCTCGCTTGGTTGATTCCGACGAAGTTGTTTGTCGAGTCAGTCTTGATGAGGCTGGTATCCACCACTAAGTCAGTGGTGTTGACCGTGTCCAAGAACCCAGTTGCCCATCTGACCGTAGCACTACCGAAGTTCTTGCTACTATCAGCGCTTGGGAAGAGATGCTGGTTGAATGTCCAAGAGTCAGTGCTGTCTGTGAATACTATGCTCTTGTCGGTGTCAGATGACTTGAGGATGATTCCGCCACCATCTACTGCCGCATCGTTGCCCTCAGAGCCACTGGGGGAGTGTGCTAGTTCGATGAGTTTGTCATCAACCGTCAGAGTAGTAGAATTGACAGTGGTCGTTGCACCATTCACGGTCAGTGTCCCTGTCACAATCAAATCCTGATTGACAGTCAGATTGCCTGCGGGACCGATGCTTGTGATTCCCGCTTGATTAGCGTCGAGGTTCAATACACCGCTAGATGCGGAAATACCCGTACCAGCCACTGCCGTGGCCAAGTCAGCAACGCTCTCCTTCTTTGAATTGTTGGAGTCATTGGCATCTATGAATGCTATGGAGTCAGCGGCGACGTCGATTGCCCCTGCTGACAGGTCATTGAGGCTGAACTGAGCATTGGCATCAGCCAATTGAACTGCCGATGTGCCGAACTTGAGCTTATCGCCATCGTCCTCATCCACCCATAGAGTGAAGGCTGTGCCGCCCGGATTGTCATCGACCTTTGTGAATTGGATGCCTGTTGGTTGCTTCAACAGAGCACCACCCATTATTATCGGCCCTCCCACATTCAACGTGTTAGTGCCTGTGGTGAAGCTCAAGTCGGTGTCGTTGGTGAACGCAGAGCTACCATCGCTCAGTTGTATGGCTCCTGCTGACCCGCTGGCTGATGTGGATGTTGTCGAGCTTGAGAATATCTTCACCCACGTAGAACCGCTGTAGATGAATATCGCACCGGAGGACGGTCCCACGTCACCAACGGTCGCACCTCCGTTACTCAGGCCACTGGGGTCGAAGATGACCTTGTGGGTGCTAGTCTGTGCGTTGTTGACCACAACCATGTGACTCGGGGGAAACGTGCCCGAGGGCGTGATGTTTATGTCGCCGCTCGCTGGTGTTGCATTGAAGAAGTTAGGCCCATCGAACCTGAAGGTCTGCGCCGTGTTCAAGACGCTCAATTTGTTTGGTCCCAGCCTGTGGGTCCTCCTGCTGCCACCCTGCTTAGCACTGTAGTACATCACATGGTCGCCATCAGTGCCATCGGTACCGAAGCTGTAGGACTGCCACAGCGCACCGAAGTTGCTGGAGGACAGGCCACCTGACTCGTCCGCACCGAAGAGGTTGTCCAAGTCAGCAGCGGAGTCCACCCTGTTGCTCTGGTTGCCCACTGAGCCGGTCGTCATTGGGCTGAGGTATATCGGGGAGGGGCGAATGAAGGTCCTCAAGTCGAAGACCTCGGTCACCTCCAGATTCAAGTCCCCACCACTACCGTTGTGGACGCACTTAACCACCGCTAGCACAGTGCTTTGCTTGGAGCCTAGGTCCAAACTACCGTTCTGCCCGCTTGGGTCACCTAGGAACGCCTCGGGTGTGACGGGGAAGCCGCTGGAGACAGCCGTACCTTGCTCTATCTGTATGTAGTTAGTGGACTCATTAGTACACACGTAGACTACTAACAAGCAGCTCTGACCACTTGTGAGAGCGCTAGTGGACCCTTCTATCGTGCTTTGCTGTAACGTGATTGTCGTGGTAGCGCCACCAGCTATATTGCCAAAGGGCACAATCATGCCATCCAACACAGCGTACCCACCTCTCACCACAATCGAGTTGGTGCCATTGTCCGTAACCAGACCGGGAGTGGTCGCCTTGGCATTCCTGTTGCTGTCGCCAGTCGCCGTGTCCTCGTACATCAGTATGCCATTACCGTGCACTCCCTCGTACACGTTAGTCAGGGACGGGGACAGCAGGAAGTCACCATCGGTGAGCTGTGTAGTGTGACCTGATTTAGCGCTCTCACCCATGCTCTCACCTCACCTCGACCAGTAGCTGGAATATAACCTCATTCGTGCTTGTTTTCAAAATAGGCCTGAATACGTGTCTGGATATGGGTGTGAAATCCGATGTGCCCCTTAGCTGTATGTAGACCTCCTTGAGGGTCTCGTTGAATGAGTCAGAGGTGGATAGCTTGCCCTCCACGAGCAATGTTGAGTTGTCCATGATTCTGACTGTGGGCGTTATCGTGACCGCTGGCCTGCCCGCTGCACCATCCGATGGTGTGGCAGGGGTGCTGTCGAAACCTATGACCATCTCGTTGATGTTGTCAGCGATGGTCTCTATCACTAGTCTCTTCAAGTGGTCGTTAGCTACCATACAGGGTCACCTCCGCTGTGTCACCGCTGTCCTTGCACAGCCCTATGCTGCTTATGGTCCCGCTGATGCCTGTCACTGTAGCCGCCCCACCGAGTCTTCCCCTATCGCCGTTACGGCCTATGAGGAAGCCAGTGGAGTTACCCTCTATGACTGTGATGGTGGGGGTGACTATTATCTCCATGCTGCTGAAGAAGGAGAAGTTCTCCTCCTTTACCTGATTGGACTTGTCAGGCCTGTTGACCGAGGTAGTTGTTATGCTACCCTCCCTTATGTTCTGTAACACGCCCTCCAACCCAGTCTCCGCACTCAGGAAGACGAAGTCGCTCAGTCCGTTCATGGTGTGCTTCACCTCAAGGACAGTCAGCCTCTTGCCCTCGTACTCCACGACGTCCCCCGGCCTCAGCTCCCAGCAGTTGGGATGCCCCTCGCTCTTTATGGAGCCCGATAGCGTCGAATTGGCCCTGAGTATCTGTCTAGCTACCGTTCTCGCCCTGTTCATGTTGGTTATCGATGCGTCGAATATGGGGCTGGTGTTCTCGACTATGTCTATATCGTCCCTGCCCTGTTGCTTGCTCCTGTCGTCCATTGTGAATATGAGGTCCTCGTTCACGGCTATGGGTATGCCGCTGACCGTTATCCTGTTCTCCACGTTCTCTATCGGGCTGGTGTCCTTGTTGCCGAACCTGACGTTGTACTCCACGGCCTGCTGACCTCAGCGAAATTGAACGGCACGTAGTTCAGGACTCCATACCTGTCGAACTTGATGATTCTGTTATCGTGCCTAGATATGAATCTCAGGGCCGTGACTAGGTTCACCCCATTGAAGTCGGTTGCTAGGAAGGTAGTGCTGTGCTTCCTCCTGTTCACCCCCATCTTCGTGACGGTGGTGGATGAGCCTATGGTGACTGCGTTGAGGGCATCGTTCACCTCGTCAGACACCTTCATAGCCAAGTCCGTGGTTCTGAATCCTATGTCTATGCCTTGAGCTACCCTCACCTCGGTGTCGTCGAAGCCAAGCTCTTTCAGGGTCAAGCCCCTCATGTTGCGCATATCCGCCCTTAACCCCGAGGCAGTGCTAGCGACAGTTCCGGTCATGACCCTCTTGCTCGTCTCGTCCTTGCCGTAGAGTAGCTTCGTGATGGAGTTCTTGCCCCTACCGGTAAATATGTCCGACTTCAGAGTGTGCCCATCTGTCTCGGTGTGTGTCAGTGTCAATGCCGACTCTGACTCGGATATAGTGTACGTGCGCTCTGATGCGATGTCGTAGTTGTCAGCGTTCACTGCCTCTATGGTGACCCTCGACTTGCCGTTGCTCCTAGGCTCCACCTTGGCATAGTGGACCGCATTGTCCACGAACACCGGTTGCCTCACGTCATTCATCACAGTGGTTAGGGTCTCGTCGAACCTGCCCTTAGTCGATTGTATGAGTCCCATCAAGCACCATCTCCGCTGTGGTCGGTCACACTGAAGGTGACATCGCCCTTGTGACCCTTGCCGTGCAGGGACTGGCTGAATCTGGGTTTGACTGAGAAGTCAGGTCGTTTGGCCTCGTCATCCGTATCGCTCTCCTGCCTTCTCCTAGGCGCATCGGAGCGATGGTGCTGCAAGGTGTTCTCGCTCATCACCACTCTCGATACGGTAGTGTCAAGGGAGTTGCTGAAGCCTGTCACGGACGCACCGGGTAGCTTGGGGCCATGTGACGATGGGGTCTCCAAGGCCCCTGTGGGGTCCAACACGAAGACCGGTAGGTATGGGCCGTTCGTGTCGGGCACTGCTCTCGATGCGGACAGGTTTGCAGTGGGTGCCCTACCGTTGGGCGTCTCGTACGTGAATAGGCCGTACTTGCCGCCGGACGTGGCGTGTAGGTAGTTCTGCAAGTGCTGTGGTGATGTGTTACTGAGGGAGTTGTGTATCCTGAATACCTCTACGTGATTTGCATCCAGCACCCTGATTGGCCTGAGCAGGAACTTGACTGTCGCATCCTCCTCGTTGTTCATCACAGTGTCAGTGTTGTAGTTTGTGGCATCCTGATACGGGTTGCTGGTGTCATTGCTTCCAGTCAGACTGTTGACTCCCCAACCAGTGTCGTCAAAGAGGCCTGAGTGACTCTTGGACTCTATGATGTATGAGCCCCCGTATGGCCTGAAGGAGCTAGTGTGTGAGTACCTGTGCACGCTACTAGGCATAGAGCCATTGTTGTACCTAGAGAAGTTCACACCAGTGTAGTCCACATCCGTCAGTGAGCCTTCTATCTGTAGTCCTCCCTGTAATACGACCCTCTGTCCCACGTTCCTGTCAGTGTGGAGACTATGAGCCTCGGTGTTGATTGCTATGTGGCTCTGCTCTACCCCCTCCACTACCTCGGCGTCTATGCCTATTCTGGGACTCGAGCGGGATATGGGG